GCCAGATGGTAGAGGCCCACAAAGGCCTCTGTCTCAAGTGGGTGTGCCCTGGGTGGCTGGGTGTGCCTGACCGCATCATCCTCCTCCCTGGTGGGCGCATCTTCTTCGTGGAGCTCAAGAGGAAGGGCGGGCGCCTCAGCCGGATGCAGCTGTGGTGGCAGGAGAAACTCACCAACCTCGGCTTCCCCTTCGTGGTCATCTGGAACGAGGAAGACCTGCAACACTTCAAGGAGGTCGTGCTGTGAAAAAAGACTTGACAGGGATGCGCTTCGGCAAGCTGACCGTCATCGCATCCGCGGGCGTAGGAGCAAACCGGAAAACCCGGTGGATCTGCCGATGCGACTGTGGCGCGGAGACCGTCGTCGGCTCCGCGTACCACCTGACGAGCGGAAACACCAAGAGCTGCGGGTGTCTACACGGCGCCACCGCAAGAGACCGACATCTCCTACACGGCGGAAAAGGCACACGGCTCTATAACATCTGGAAAAACGCGAGGCAGAGATGCCGAAACTCCAAGCGGCCAGACTTCCCGCTGTATGGCGGGCGGGGCATCAACTTCTCGAAAGAGTGGGATGATTTTTCCGCCTTCAGGGGCTGGGCGCTACAGAACGGCTACACCGACAGCCTCACCCTCGACAGAATAGACCCTGATGGTGACTACAGCCCAAACAACTGCCGATGGGCAACATGGGAAGAACAGAGACACAACCAGCGGCGATGCAGGGAGGTGATGCCATGAGCTTCGTGCCCTATAACCACCAACGCGACGGGATCGACTGGATCATCGAGCGACCCGCCTGTGCCCTCTTCTGGTCAATGGGCACGGGCTAACGCCCGCAAGACAGTGACGACCCTCACGGCCGTGAATCGGCTCCTCTATGACTACCTGGAGGACGGACCCGTCCTGGTCATCGCTCCCAAGCGCGTGGCCGAGAACACCTGGAGCAAGGAGACCGACAAGTGGGAGCACCTCCAACACCTGCGGATCTCCAAGGTCATGGGGACGGAAAAGCAACGCCGGGAGGCCCTCTTGACAGATGCGGACATCTATGTTATTAACCGGGAAAACGTGGTCTGGCTGGTGGAAGAGGTCGGCAAGCACTGGCCCTTCCCCGTGGTGGTCATCGACGAGCTTAGCAGCTTCAAGAGCGCCTCGGCTAAAAGGTGGAAAGCCCTCCGCCGCGTCCGGGGTCGCATCCGTCGGCTGATCGGGCTCACGGGAACGCCTCGCCCCAACGGCATCGAGGATCTGTGGCCCGAGGTCTACCTCCTCGACCAAGGGGAGCGTCTCGGCAGAACCCTCGGAGCCTTCCGGGCTCGATACCTAACCCCGGAGAAAATGAACGGCCACATCGTCTACAGCTACCGACCCAAGGAAGGAGCCGAGGCCGAGGTCTATGCCCGCATCGGGGACCTTTGCATGAGCATCCGCAAGGAGGACGTGCTCAGCCTTCCAGGGCAGATCTACGAGGACATCGAGCTGACCCCTCCGCCCGCTCTTCTCAAAAAATACAAGCAATTCGAGCGGGACAACGTGCTGGAGTGCCTGGATGGAGATGGCGAGATCGTGGCGGGAACGGCGGCGGCGCTGACCAACAAGCTCCTGCAATTCGCGAACGGTGCCATCTATGACACAGAAGGACAAGCACACCACCTCCACGATGTCAAGCTCGACGCTTTGGAGGAGATGCTTGAGGAAGCCGGAGGCGATCCGGTGCTGGTGCTCTACGCCTACAAGCACGACCGCGACCGAATCCGTGAGCGGATCACCTGCCGAGACCTCGACACCTCGGAGGACATCGACGCATGGAACCGAGGAGAGATCCCCGTCGCCCTGGCTCATCCGGCAAGCATCGGCCACGGGCTCAACCTTCAAGAAGGCGGCCATATAATAATATGGTACGGATTGACCTGGAGCCTGGAGCTCTACCAACAGGCAAACGAGCGGCTGAACCGCCCCGGACAGCGGAACGTCTGCCGCGTATACCACCTTATATTAAAAGGCACCCATGACGAGCGGGTGCTGGCATCCTTAAAAAACAAAGACAAAGGCCAAGCCGCCGCCATCGAGGCGCTACGGCTGGAGATTGTAAAGGAGGAAAAGATATGACCGAAAAACAGAAAGAACTTTACACCGCCACGGCCAAACGCCTGGCTCGCATGGGAGCAAACGACCCGACCGCGCAGGTCGTCGCCTTGGCCGAGGAGATCGAGCATTACAGAGACAAGATCCAAGTGATGGATGATCTGATCGACAAGCAGGGCGCCCAGCTCCGAGAGCTGAAGCTGAAAGCACCCAGGCCCTGCACGATAAACACGGATAGCCTGCCTCAGTTTCAAACCGACTACACCATCAGCTGGGACGCCGGAAGCGGAGACTGCACCTGCGTCATAATAACCAAAATCAGCAGAGACGGCACCCGGGTCGTTGGCGAAAGCATCGGAACCTCACACGAGGATAGCGGGTGCATCTCGCTCCGCCAAGCGGTCGAGGCCTACGAAGAACGCAAGCGCCTGTAGGAAAGGGAGAAAAAGACATGAACCGAAAACGCTGGCGCGTAAACTCCGGGCCAAATCGGAAAAATGTGCGCTACTTTGAGACCCGCCAAGAGGCGGTCGAATATGCCAACAGATACCACGACACGACGGGCGATGTGCTGACGATCCGCCCCGTCATCCGCAGAATAGGGAGGGATTGACATGGACACGGAGATGGAGATCGAACTGTGCACGGATCGGTGCCGCCGATGCGCCTATGGCTTCGAGGAGAACGGCTCGGGAGACACCCGTCCCTTCTGTGGCTATATCCTATTCACCAAGACGTCGAGACCGTGCCCGGCGGGCAAAAATTGCACGGTATTCAAGCGGCGGGGCCGAGGCCCCCGCAAGACCCATGAATTCCTGTGACCGCTGCACCAAAAAGGTCCCCTTTGAGAGGATCACCGGGAGGAGCATCGACTGGACCGTCTGCCCTCTCGTCTGCGAGGTCTGGATCGAACGAAAAAAGGAGGAAAAAAAGATGCGTGAAATGAAATGGATTCCCGTCACGGAGCGGCTTCCCGAAAAAGATGGTGAATATCTTGCTTTGGCTAAGATCGGAAAGTTCAACTTGCCTATCATCCTTTGCTTTGCAAAAGACGGAAGAAAGATAGATGAACACGACTTTGAGGATATGTGGGAGAATGTTTGGTATGAATATGATTGCGAATGGGGCTTCGTAACAAAAGATTTCACAACCCATTGGATGCCGCTTCCCGAGCCGCCGGAAAGGAGTGATGCGGATTGACCAAGGAAGAGCTGAAAAGCTACCGAGATCTAAAGCGGGAGAAGGAGCAGCTGGAGGAACTCCTGGAGGAGATCGAGCTCGCCAAGACATCCCCAAAAAGCCCTAAAATGGACGCCGCTCCGCGTGGTGGGTCGAGACAGTCAGGCCTCGAGGACGTCGTCGCGAAATACGAGAAAATTGAGGAGATGTACCACGCCAAGATCCGAGAGATCGACGAGAAGCTCCTGGCCATCGAGCAAGCCATCGACAGCCTCAGCCCCAACGAGCGCCGCATGATGCGCTACCGATACATCCAGGGGCTCAAGTGGGAAGAGGTCTGCGTCGCGATGCCGTATAGCTGGAACCAGGCGCACACCATCCACAGGCAGATCCTCAACAAGCTGCGGAACCAATAAGAGGAGCCCCTTCGGGGGCTTCTTCTTTAATTTGTGAACAATTTGTAAAATCGGAAAAACTTTCCAAAAACCTCTTGACAAACCACGGAATCCGTGGTATAATATAGCCACAAAGAAAACCACGGAATCCGTGGTACACCACCGAAAGGGAGGACAACCTCATGACTAACTTCGAACAACTCCAAGCGATGCTCCGCCGCTCTGGCTGGGAGCCGACCACCGAGGCCGACGAGGACGGCAGCATCGTCTGCAAGTCCTCCGATGAGGCCGAAAACAACTAACCACCACACGCCGAGCCCCGGCGGCTATACCGGGGCAAACTTGACAAAGTCATAAATTTATGGTATAATATGCCAGTTTTTCAAAAGGAGGAAGAACACTATGGCAGAAAAAACACCGCGCGAACTGCTGGAGGAAATCCTGAGCAAAGACGAAGAGGGGCAACATGACGAGGCTATGAAAGCCGCCGCCCAAAACGTGGCGGCCGTGCTGAAAGCCTGGGAGGCTAAAACAACAACCTTTGCCGAGGCCCTCAAAGCCGCACGGAAAGCGGCGGGCCTGACCCAGCAGCAGATGGCCGCCGAGGGACTGATCCCGAAGAGATCCATCGAGGACTGGGAGCGCGGAATCTACATCCCGCCCGAATATGTCCAACGCCTTCTCCTGGAATGGCTCGACAAGAAAACGAAATAAGCGGAAAGGATAAAAAACCATGGCCAAGATCGTCGAATTCCTGAAAGGGCTCCTTCCCTCCAAAAAGGAAAAACCCCAAGAAACCGCAAAGGCTGAGCTGGATGTATACGTCACCCCGAACGGCACAAAATACCATTACGACGCAGACTGCCCAAGCCTACGGCACGCCAGACGGATCCACAAGATGTCCATAAGCAAGGCCAAAAAGGCAAGGCTGACCGCCTGCGATAAATGCTGCTATTAACCACATACCACATGGGTGCCCTTCTGTCAAGGGCGCCCTTTTTTTGTAGACAGACCCGTAGACAAGCCAAGACAGACCCGTAGACAAGCCAAGACAGACCAAGAGGAGAGGCGTGCACACCATAGACAGGAAAGCCTCTTTTTGTGGTCTGTCTATTTCCTGTCTACGGCTGAAACCCTTGATACTACTACATTTTTTAGACCTTATAGACAGATAGACAGATAGACAGCAATTTTATGAAAGTATCAAATAAGGCGGAAAATAGTATATAAATATATGTGTATAGCCTTATTTGGGTATTTTATAGGAAAATCGCGTCTGTCTTGTCTATCTGTCTACGGCCAGAAAAGACAGTATTGAATAGTACTTTTTTTTGTGCTACAATATATAATAGAGAGCTACACCCAATAGGGCGTGGCTCTTTTCGTTTATGGCCGGCATAGGAGAAGCTGGAGAGGTGGGTGGCAGGGATCCAGGACAGGAGGCAACACGTGGCTCACTCATGAATCAAAAACAATTCTACAAGACACCCGCGTGGCGTAAGGCACGGCAAGCCTATATAGATTATAGGCACGCAATTGATGGAGGGATCTGTGAGGTCTGTGGCGTAGAGCCTGGGAAAATCGTGCACCACATCATCTGGCTGAACGATGAGAACTGCAACAACCCAGACATCGCCCTGAACTTTAAGAACTTCAAGCTCGAGTGCCAGACGTGCCACAACAAAGAGCGCGACCCAAAAAAGACAAAAAGCCGCTGCATCTATGGGCAGAATGGTGAGATAATACGAAACACAGACTACTGAGGGAGCGGACTCCCCCCATTCTCAAAATTTTTTGAGGGGGCCGGGTGACCGAGCGCCCAAGTCAAAAAAAATTCCGAAAGAAAAATGAAGGGGGTGGGGTCATTTATGGGCAAACCATCCAAAAACACCCGAATCAAAAAAGAAAAAAGCCGATTGCTTGACATTTTCGCGGACCTGGAGCCCAACAAATTGAGCACCTGCCAGGCCCTCATCGACCGCGCGGCTTTCATCACGATCAGCCTCCAAGACCTCGAGGAGCAGCTGAACGCGACGGGCTGGGTGGAGGAATACCAGAACGGAGAGAACCAGAGCGGCCTCAAAAAGGCGGCGGCCGCTGACGTCCACATCAGCCTCACGAAGAACCTGAACGCCATTATCAAGCAGCTGTTGGATCTGGTGCCTCCCGCACAGAAGAAGAGCCGCCTGGAGGCGATGATGAACAGGTGACACCTTTCGCGAACTACATACAGGAATACCACCATAAAATCCAGACGGGCGAGATCATCGCCGGGGACTGGATCCATAAGCTATACGACAAGATCACCGCGGGGCTCCGCGATGGTCTTTTTTATTTGGACGCACGGAAAGCGAACCGCGCCATCGACTTCGTCGAGAACTTCTGCCACCACTGTGAGGGCCGCAACGACCTCATCACTTTGGAGCTTTGGCAGAAGGCGACGGTCAGCCTCATGTTCGGCATCGTCGACGAGGACGGCTTGCGGATCTTCCGCGAGGTCTTCATGGTCATGGGGCGCAAGAACGGCAAGAGCCTCTTCGCCTCTGCGTGCATCGCCTATATGTCCTACCTCGATGGGGAGTATGGTGCCAAGGTCTACTGCCTCGCCCCCAAGCTGGAGCAGGCGGCCATCGTCTACGATAACTTTTATAAAATGGTCCAAGCCGAGCCCGAGCTCGCGGATCTCGTGCAGAAGCGCCGCTCGGACGTCTACATGGAGAGCACCAACACCTCCATCCGTCCCCTGGCCTTCAACGCGAAGAAGAGCGACGGCTTCAACCCTCACATGACCATCTGCGACGAGATCGCGAGCTGGCCCGCAGAGCAGGGCCTCAAACAGTACGAGGTCATGAAGTCCGCCCTCGGTGCCAGAAAGCAGCCGATGATCCTCAGCATTAGCACGGCGGGCTACGTGAACGACGGCCCCTATGACGAGCTGATGATGCGATCCACGGCCGTGCTCATGAGCACCAGCGAGGAGCGGCGCCTTCTGCCGATCCTCTACATCATCGACGACCCGGCCAAGTGGGACGACATCGACGAGCTGCGGAAGGCCAACCCCAACATGGGCGTCAGCGTCTCCGAGGAATTCTTCCTCGAAGAAATCGCCATCGCCCGGAACAGCGCCAGCAAGCTCGCAGAATTCAAATGCAAATACTGCAACCTGAAGCAGAGCAGCACCCAGGCGTGGCTCCCCTATGACGTGGTGGATGCGGTCTCCGGCGGCGACTACACCCTGGACGACTTCCGCTCCAGCTACTGCGTCGGAGGCATCGACCTCTCGCAGACCACCGACCTCACAGCCTGCTGCGTGGTCATCGAGAAGGAGGGCAAGCTCCACACCTTCGCCAAATTCTTCATGCCGTCGGCTAAGATCGACGAGCTGCAAGAGTCCGAGGGCGTGCCGTATAGGCTATACGTCAACCAGGGGCTGATACACCCGAGCGGAGAGAACTTCGTCGACTACAACGACTGCTTCGAGTGGTTCACCAACCTGGTGGAGGAGTATGAGATCCTCCCGCTCCAGATCGGCTATGACCGATACAGCGCCCAGTACCTCGTCCAGCAAATGGAGGCGTATGGCTTCCACATGGATGACGTCTACCAGGGCGAGAACCTTACGCCCGTGCTCCACGAGATGGACGGGCTGCTCCGGGACGGAACTCTCCAGCTCGGAGCCAACAACCTGCTGAAGGCCCACTTCCTGAACACGGGCGTCAAGCAGAACGCGGAGACGCGGAAGATCCGCCCCGTGAAGATTGACCAAAGGACACACATCGACGGCTTCGTGGCCGTCTGCGATGCCCTGACCGTGCGCCAGAAATGGTACGAGCAGATCGGGGAGCAGCTTCGAAACGAGGAGGACTAAAACATGAGACGAGGAACCACACCGACGCACACCTTCACCCTGCCCATCGACACGGCGCTGCTGAGGACCGTGCGCGTCATCTACGCACAGATGGGCCGCGTCATCCTGGTGAAGACCGGGGACGACCTCACGCTCGACGGCTACGAGATCCGCACCACGCTCACCCAGCCGGACACGCTGGCCTTCAACTGTAGCAAACCCGTCGAGATTCAGGTGCGAGCGCTGTCGAAATTCGACGAGGCCATGAACGGGGACATCATCCAGGTGCCCGTGGATCGGTGCCTCGAAGACGAGGTGCTGACATGAGGCTCGCGGTCACGTTCCAAGAGAACGCCCAGACCTTCACCCCGACCTTCCGCCAAGAGGACGAGTCCTTCGTCCCAGACTTTGGCGAGGTCCAGGTGGTGACGGAGCGGGTCGATCCGTCGATTCAGTACGACGGAGCCTACACTGTGACCCCAAAGGTGGACGAGCAGACGCTCCCCACCGCGAAGAAATACATGGAGCAGGACATCACGGTCCTGGCCATCCCCATTTATCGGACGGGCAACACGGCGCAAGGAACCACCGTCTACATCGCCAAGGAGGACTAACACATGGGCGTTTCTAAAATCATCTACGGGGGCGAGACCCTCATCGACTTAACGGCCGACTCCGTGAAGGCCGACAAGCTCCTCAAGGGCATCACGGCTCACGGCGCGAACGGCGACAAGATCACGGGCACCTGCACATTCGATGCAAACACCCAGGACGCCACCGCTGGCGCGGCTGAGATTCTCACAGGAAAAACCGCCTACAGCAAGGGCGCGATGGTCACCGGGACGATGCGGAATAACGGCGCGGTCTCCGGGACGATCAGCAAGAAGGCGGACATCTACACGGTGCCCATCGGCTACCATGACGGCTCCGGGAAGGTGCAGATCTCCTCGACCGAGCAGGCCAAGATCATCGCCACCAACATCCGCGAAGGCGTCGAGATCCTGGGCGTCACCGGGACGATGAAAGGCTCCGAGGGCGTCGTCGCCCAGAGCAAAACGGTCACACCGACCAGATCCAAGCAGACCGTCCTGCCCGACAGCGGCTACACCCACCTGACCCAGGTGGTGGTCAACGCGATCCCCTACACGGAGAGCGCGAACTCTGCGGGCGGCACCACGGTGACCATCGGCTGATGAAAGGAGGCGAGGGCTTTGGCCATCAATAAGATTATTTACGGGGGCGAGACCCTCATCGACCTGACAGAGGACACCGTGACACCCGAGACCCTGGTCAAGGGAACCACGGCCCACGACAAGACCGGGGCGGCAATCGTCGGAACCTATGAGGGCGGCTCTACAGAACCCGACCCCCGTGATCAATATCAGCGAGTGGACTACATCACCTCCGCAGAAGAAGGAACGTATCCCTATATTATCACGGACTTCTGTGCGGACAATGACAGCGGTGTGGAAGTAATCGCATCTTTCCCCACGCTGCAAGACCGCATCCCTATGGGTGCACGCTTGGATACGAATGCAACACGATTTTACGTTTGCTATCCGTTGTCCTCTACCGGTAGTTACTATGGCTTTAATAGCGGTTTGACACTCTCCGGCTCGTTTGCGGTTAATACCAAGTACATATGCCAAACGAATTTCCTTTGCTCCCGGATGGCAGGTATTTTTACGCCAAACGGTGACCGGAAATCCTCTGGTATTATCACCTCAACGTTGACAACTCAAGACGGCCCGGTGTCTATTTTCGGTTTCCGCTATTGCTCCACTGGCAATGTGACATCCAAACGAGAATACAAGTTCTACGGTGCACGATTGTCCCAGTTGTTTGAGGTGGTGCGTGAGTATATCCCTTGTTATCGGAAGAGCGACGGAGAGGTCGGGCTTTATGAAACGTTCACGAAAACCTTCCTGACCAACGATGCGGGAGTAGGTTCGTTTACCTACGGGGCGGAGATCGACTGGTGATCCCCCAGACAAAAACACACAAAGGAGAAAAACATGGGGCTTTTTGACTTGATATTTAAGCGCCCGAAAGAGGCCAAGCAGGTGAACGGCTACTTCAAGATGCTTGACGGCTACACGCCGATCTTCACCAGCCACGACGGGGGCGTCTATGAGATGGAGCTGACCAGGGCGTGCATCCACGCCTTCGCGACCCACTGCAGCAAGCTCCAGCCCGAGGTTACGGGAGCCGATACCCGCGGCATCCGTGCGATGCTGGACGGGAAGCCCAACCCCTTCATGACCGGGGCGCAATTCCTCTACAAGGTCGCCACCATCTACGAGGCGCAGAACACCTGCTTCATCGTCCCGATCCTCGACCAGTTTGAACGGCTGACGGGCTTCTACCCTGTCAACCCAACCCAGACGGAGGTCATCGACGTGGACGGTGAGCCCTGGCTTCGCTACACCTTCCGCTCCGGGCAGAAGGCGGCCATGGAGCTGTCCCGCTGCGGCGTGGTCAGTAAATACCTTTACGAGAGCGACATCAAGGGCGAGAGCAACTCCGTCCTGCGCCCGACCATGCAGCTGCTCCACGTGCAGAACCAAGGCATCGCGGAGGGCATCAAGAACAGCGCCTCCTTCCGATTCATGGCACAGGTCTCCAACTTCTCCAAGGGCAAGGACCTGGCCAAGGAGCGAAAGGAGTGGGCTGAGGAGAACCTCGGAGCCGACTCCGGCGGGCTGGCTCTCTTCCCTAACACTTACAGCAACGTCCAGCAGATCCAGAGCCAGGCTCGGATCGTGGATCCCGAGCAGATGGAGCTGATCCAGACGCGGGTGCTGAACTACTTCGGCTGCAACCAGGACGTGCTCCAAAATAAGACGGTCGGGGACGCGTGGTCTGCCTACTACGAAGGGAAGATAGAGCCCTTCGCCATCCAGCTCTCTCAGGCGATGACCTGCATGGTCTTCAGCCACAACGAGCGCACGCGCGGGAACGCCGTCGGCTGGAGCGCGAACCGCATCCAGTACATGAGCAATGCGGACAAGCTCCAGGTCAGCACCCAGCTATTCGACCGGGGCATCCTGAGCACCAACGGGGTCATGGACATCTGGAGCCTGCCCCACGTTCCCGACGGCGACAAGCGATACATCCGTAAGGAATACACCGAGGTGACCCAGCTCGACCAGGTGACTCAGCTCCAGGCCGAACTGACCGCCGCACAGAACGCGCTCAACGCGGCACAGAAGCCGCCCGAGCCCACACCGAAAGAGGAGGACACCGATGACACCCAACGACAAGACGAAGCTGAAGAATGAGCGGCAGATCCGCACCCTCCAGGTGCTGACGCCCGGAGCCAAGACCAAGCGGATCGACTCTAACTTCTACGTGGAGGGCTACGCCGCCCGCTTCGAGCCTTACGTCCTCTTTGAGGACGAGGACGGTCCTATTTATGAGCGCTTCGAGCGCGGCTGCTTCGACGGATGTGACATGAGCGACATCATCATGCAGATGAACCACCAGGGGACGGTCATGGCTCGGCAGAGCAACGGCTCCCTGATCGTGGAGGTCGACGAGAACGGGCTCTTCACGGCGGCAGACCTGAGCCGCACCGAGGCCGCTCGGAACCTCTACGAAGAGATCAGCGCGGGCATGATCACCAAGATGAGCTGGGGCTTCTACCTGGGCGACTGTGAATACGAGCCCGAGACCCGGACCCTCGTCCACCACAGCGTCAAGAAGATCTTCGACGTCTCGGCGGTCTCCATCCCCGCGAACCAAAACACAGAAATCAACGCTCGCAGCTGGGCCGACGGAGTGATCGACCTGGCAGCCCGGAGAGAGGCAGAGCTTGACGAGAGGCGGAGAAAACTCCGACTCAAAATAAAACTAAAGGAGGATCTCAAATGAGACTCGACGAAATCAACACCCGCATGGCGGCCATCGAAGCCGAAATCGACGGGGCAACTGGTGAAGCTCTCACCGCTCTGGAGACCGAGGTCGCCAACCTGACCGCAGAACGCCAGCAGATCCTGGACGAAATCAACACCCGCCAGCAGCTGCGCGCCAACATCGCCGCCGGGAAAATCGACGGCACCATCATCGAAGAAAAAACCAAGGAGGAACCCAAAATGGAAAACCGCACCTTCACCCTCAAAGACGAAGAATACCGCAGCGCGTTCCTGAAGAACCTGCGCGGTGAAGCCCTGAACGACGTGGAAACCCGCGCCTTCACCTTCCTGACTACCAACACCACCCAGCCCCTGCCCACTACGATGCAGAACCGCATCATCGACCTGATCGGTGAAGCCCATCCCATCGTGGCGGACGTTTACACCATGCATTCCAACACCGCCATCACCATCCCCGTGGCCAAGACCGTCGCGGCTGATGCTGGCAAGACCGCAGAAGGTGGCGCTTCCAACGAACTCGAAATCACTTTCGGCAACATCAACCTGGCAGGCGATGACTTCACCGCAAACGTCAACCTGACCTACAAGATGAGCCTCATGGCCATCCCCGCCTTCGAAGACTATCTGGTCACCCAGATCGCTGAACGCCTGGGCGCTAAGCTGGCCGAAGGCATCGTCGCCGCCATCAAGAGCGGCATGAACGCCGCCAACAAGGTCGCCTCTGGCGTGACCTATGCCAACATCTGCGCAGGCTTCGGTAACCTGAAGCGCGTCGGCACTGTGACCGTTTACGGTACCCGCGCAGGCGTCTATAACAAGCTGGTCGGCATGGTCGACAGCAACAAGCGCCCCATCTTCCAGCAGGCCATCACTGAAGGCGCGGCTGGTCGCATCCTCGGCGCTAATATCAAATTCGAAGACGCTATGGGCGATGACGAGCTCCTGATCGGTGACCCCAAAAAGTACCTGCAGAACGTCGTCTCCCCCATCATCATCGAACACGCCAAGGATCTCGAAGCCCACAAGGTGACCTACTCCGGCTACACCTGCCAGGAAGGCGTCCTGACCGACGACAAGGCCTTCGCCCTCGTCTCCGAAGCCTAATCGCTGACCCTATCGGCGGGGCCTAACCGCCCCGCCATCTAATACCACAAGGAGGTGCCCACATGGGAACGCTTGACAAGATCAAAATGGCCCTGCGGATCCGTCACGACCGATTGGATGAAGACATCCAGGGGGAAATTGACGCCTGCATCGCGGACCTCTACGTCTGCGGAGTGACCTATGCGGACGAGACCGACCCCCTCATGCTGAATGCCATCAAGCTGTGGTGCCGTTCCGTCTTTACTGACGACGCGGCAAAGGGGGCGGAATACCTCCGTCGGTATGAGTCCCTCAAGGCCTGCCTGATGATGGCGGAGGGCTATGGATGGGAGGAGGACGGTCTCGATGACTGAGATCCTCACCCTCATCCGGCCCGACGGCAACAAGCGGGAGGTCTTCTGCGGCATCCGCAGCGTGGCCCGCTCGGAATTCTACCAGGCAGAGGCCACGGGCTACAAGCCGGAGCTGGTCTTCGTCCTGGCGGACTATTACGACTACGAGGACGAGACCCTGGTCGAGTATACCGGGAAGCGCTACCGCGTCATCCGCACATACCGCACCGGGCAGGCTCTGGAGCTGGTCGTGACCAAGGCATCCGCAGAGGAGGCTGAGTGGGATGGCTAAGATCAAAAAGGTCAAGGCGTCCGACGTCGGCGCCGCTCTCGCCAACACCCTGTCCATCTACGGCGAAGAGGTGCAGGAGGGGCTCCACAAGGCGACCAAGGATAGCATGGACGAGCTCGTCAAGCTGACCAAAGCCTCCGCGCCTGTTGGCCCCACCGGGGAGCTCAAGCGGCGCATCACCTCCACGGAGGTCAAACTGTCCAGAGGCGTCCGCTACGTCTGGCACGTGAAGGCCCCCGACCACCGCATCATCCACCTCGTCGTCCACGGACACGAGAAGGCCAACGGGGACAGAACGAAAAGCAACCCCTTTTTGAAGAATGCCCTCGACCAGGTCCTTCCTAAATTCGAGGCCGAGGTGGAGCGCATCATCCAGGAAGGAGGCGCAGGCGAATGATCGACGAGATCCTGACCGCCGCGGGACTCAACCACAAGGAGACCCGCTTCGTCCGTCTGCCCGAGGGGACGCACGCCGTCTGGTTTGACGATGTGACCACCGACGGCCCCGACGGCTACAACCGCATCTACACCCACGACGTTACGGTCGAACTTTACGAACCGAAGCCCGACCCGACCGCCGAAGCCGCCCTCGAGGCGGAGCTTGACGCCAGGGGGCTCCCCTGGACCAAGCAGGCCCGGTACTGGCTGGATGACGTCCAGCGCTACCAGGTCGTCTACGAATTTACCTATTACACCAAAACCTAAAGGAGGAGAAACTCATGAAAAGAGGATCCGATACCATCACCCTCGGCTCCGGGAAGATCTACGTTAAGGCCTACGCTGACGCCATGCCCACCGTGGACACCCTCTGCGTCGAGGAGAACCTTCTCGGCTACATCAAGGGCGGCGCTGAACTGTCCTACACCGAGGAAACCCACGAAGAAAAGGACGACCTCGGTCTGGTCTCCAAGATCATCACCACGTCCGAAGAAGCCATCCTCAAGTGCGGATTGCTGACCTGGAACGGCGAAACCATGAAGAAGCTGGTCGACCGTGCCAACGTCACCACCGAAAGCGGCAAGCGCGTGACCAAGATCGGCGGCGCTGGCAACGCACAGGGCGGCTACTACGCCATCTGCTTCGCACATGAAGACAAGACCGACGGCAACCTCTGGGTGCTCATCAAGGGCCGCAACACTGCGGGCTTCACCCTGACCTTCGCGGCTGATGCTGGCACCGTGGTCGAGCCTGAATTCAAGGCTATGCCCCAGGACGATGACGGCACGCTCATCGAACTCATCGAAGAAACCACTACGGCCTAACGGCGCAGGCGGGGCCGAAAAGCCCCGCCTATATTTTTTTAAGGAGCCAAAAACATGGGAAAAACATTTGATTTTAACGCGATCCAGAAGACCTCCCTGGAGATTAAGATGAGCGACCCCGCCCAGACCGTTCTCCACGTGACAACGCCCCCCGAGCGCCTGATCGAGCAGCTGACCCTCGCCGCCGACAATATGGTGGCCGCAGAAGCATCGAACAGCGCCAACAAGACCCAGGCGGCCTACATCCTCTGCGCTGAGATCATCAGCTGCAACCTGGAAGGCGTGAAGGTGACCGCGGACGACCTGCGCAACACCTACAAGATCGGGCCCGTCGCGCTGGCGGCTTTTACCGCGGCATATATGGACTTTATCAACGAGATTAAATCCGCAAAAAACTGACCCTCCCGTATTATCCCTACGCGGGGAAAAATACGGGCGGGCACCAGTACAGTATGGCGACCTGGTGGCAGCACCTCGTGGCCGAGTATGCAGGGCTGTCGATCTATGAGGTCCGCGAGATGGACTACCTCATGTAC